ACGTACTATGGCCCCGCAAAATAAGCAAGGGGCACGCCCTTAGGCTGGCACGCCGGGGCGCACAAAATAGGTAAGGCAGGGCGCACCCCTATGGCCCACAGGGAGCGCACAGGAAGCGCCCTAGTGAACGCACAGTGATAGGCATAGGTTAGCACTAGCGATAGCCCTAACGCATCGCAGAGAGCCACTGAGGTCCTCTGGTGCGCACTAGCTGGCCCCACTAGTGCCCCCCCCCCCTAAATTGACGCTAGGCACCCCTATGGGGGCAATTGCGCGCGTTCGGGGTGAGGGGCCCTGTCGGGTAAGTATAACAAATTTCGAGTTCAGATATACATCTGCGCAGGGGAGAAGTCCTTGTGATGTTCCAGGCGTTTCTCTTGTACCCACTTGCAGATAACCTCGTAGGAGCTGTGCTTCTTCATATAACGCTTACCGTCCTTCCAGAACTCCCCGCGCCAGCAAGTGCCAGTGTAGTATACGCCTCTAGGGTGTTCGCGCTTAGCCCTGCGAGCATTGCAGTTATTCTCACTGAGAGTAGCCAAGCGCAGGTTCTCTAGGCGGTTGTCGCTGGGGTCTTGGTTGATGTGGTCAACCACGTAGCCCTCTGGGATAGGACCATTGTGCATCTCCCATATGAGCCGGTGCACGCGCAGTTTCTTGCCACATACTTGCACCTCCCAGTAGCCTTTTGCCTTCTTAGTACCGGCTACTGCCCCGGCCCGTCTGCCCTTGAGCCACACCAAGCAGCTAGGGGATGTTGTGTCATATTTGATGTTCATAGACATAGCCTCGCGTGAGTCTAATAAATTTCAGGTCCAGGTATAGACGTGCACCCCAGCAGTGCCCCGGGATACCGTAGAGATACCCCAGGGAAGCTCTAGAGCTACTTAGAACTACTTAGAACTACTTAGAGCTACTTAGAGATACACCTCCCAGGCTACCTGGGATACGTCCGCTGCATTACTGCTCCTAATCACGAAGCTGTTTAGGTCCGGATTAGGTGTAGGCACATCCCGGTTCTGTGCTACGCTAGCCACCGTTAAGGCCCCGGCGTTAGAGGGAAAGGTCAACCGCGTCAACTTAACCTCAGACGCCCACTTGAAGGAGGTAGCTGCGCTGCCAAAGTTTCCGCGTACACGGGCGTTGACTGTAGCCTCACCAGCAACCAGCGTTGCCACTCCACGAGTACCTGTGTCATCCAGCAAGTTCCTGGACATGCGCGGAGGCGTAGGTTGCACAGTATAGCCACTCAGTAATGCCCAAGATACACCGTGACCGGTCATGTCATTATTAGACATAGATACCAGGGTAGGGTTAATGCCCATAGTGCCGTGGAAGTACACAGCTCTTCCGGTACCGTCGTAACGCATACTCACGCCATCAATCTCGAGGGATGTCTGCGCTGTCTTAGCTACATCCTTAGTGACGAAGATGTGAGAGCTGGAGTTGCGAGTGTACCGACCGCCTTTAACACGGCCCCCGTTGATTCGCACACCATTCCGGCTACCGTGAGCCTCGCAGTCATAAACGTAGCCGCCACCGTACGAACAGTTAAAGCCAGAGCGTACGTTGTCATAAGCTAGGCACTCCCTATAGATAGGGAAGGCTACACCGGCGTTGGAGGCGAACCCATCAAAGGCTGCACGGTAGGCTCGACAGTTCAAGTACTCTACCCCGTTAGTGCGCGCTTGGAACCCATCGTCAGCACTGTCATAGGAAACGCAGCGAACGAACTTCACACGCTTACCAATGTCGTGAGTATCAAACCCAGCTTGGGTTGTGCTGTAGGCTTCGCAGTTAACGCCTAAGAACTCGATAGGCTCTCCCCATTTGTCCCCGTCTGCAGTGCTCTGCCAGTTCAGAGAGATTGCGTGGCGTACGTCCATAGCGTGGATATCGTGTACTTCCGTGTCCTCTGAGCAGCCAAGAACCTCCACCCCGTACCATCCGATGTTATAGAAGTACGTACCCTTAACGGTGCTGTTTACGCAGTTATTGAACTTGATAGCACTACGCCCGTTTATATCAGAAGCCCCGGGGCATTTGTTGCCAATAATAACCCCGTCCTGAATGTGCAAGTCCGCGGCAAAGTTGGCAGAGATACCGATAGTAAAGAACCGGTTCAAGTCGTCGTAGCCGAACTCGTTGATGTACGGAGATACTAGGGTTACGTTCTCTACCATTGTAGGGACACCTACTTCCGCGACATCAGACAGGTGGTAGTTATAGTGCAGCGCTTTATCCAGTCGAATACTGGTGACGCCACCGGAGGTGCTGACCCCCACCACTTTCCTAATCTGGGAAATCTTTACCCCGTGCTTGTTAGGCCCACCGTCGCACAGCTTATTAGAGCGAAGATACAAGTACGTACCTTTTACCACAGACAAAGCCCCAGCAGCCACCGTAATGACTTTACTGCCCGCCGCGGCATCCGCTGCTAACGGTACGAACACCGAGGGTGCCGAGCCGATAATATTAAGCACCTGACGCGCAACCGAGGCATCCGGCAGGATTCTTCCGGTGTCAGTAAACTCTAGCGTAGAGTTGCTTTTGATGTCGAGCACACTCGTGGCCTGCAGGACTGTGTCCACAACCAGGTGCCTATTAGGTGCACTCATGAACGTGACTATGCCTGCCCAATTGCTGAACCAGGAGCTGTATGCTGGGCCCACGAATTTACGAAGCAGGTACCCACCAGGCACAGCAAACACAGTCCCGTTATCCACTACCGACGCAGCAGTAGTAAAGGTGAAGTCCCCACCGGCGCTGCCCAGCAGGATAATCTTGTCCAGCACCTGAAAGTTTGGATATGCCACCATGCTCGCCAAGTCGGAGAACACCCGCTCTGGAGCTACTAATCTAATTAACGCCATTTACCCTCCGGTCTTAGTAAGAGCTGCTACCGCAGCGTTTACATTCTTATACTGATTCCCAATGGCCTTGCTCTGCCACTGTCTGCGCTCCCATAGGCCCCAGCACACTTTATTGCGCTGCCCGTTAATATACTGGGAGCAGTCAAAGGTCCAGCGGTTGCTGCCCTTGTACACCCAACCGATGCCCGGGGATTTCTGCTGGTACTTGCTAATATAGCGCCAGTCCAGTACGGCCTTTCCAGCTGCTGCGTAATTCGGGCTTTTGAGGTGCCGCTTCACGGCACTGCCGTTGAAGCCAGCTACGCCTACATTATAAATGAAGTCTACAGACCCAACCAGAGCTACGTCAGAGAGCTGCATAGGAAGCCCGTCAAGAGCTTTTGCATGTGCCCCTGCTGATTCTATCAGCTGCCTCTGACAATCGCTCAGAGTGGCTCTCTGGCCCATCTTGACGCTCTTTGTCTCCCCGTAGCAGATAGTGGGAACACCGACACTATCCTTATAGGCGGTAAGGCTCAACCCTTCGTTGTGCTGAACCACCCCGGTAATGGCACCGCCAAGCATAGTGGCCCCCGTGAGGGCTGCAATAACCTTAGTCCTTAAACTCATATTTAATAGTCCCCTTACGTGCCTGCTCCTCTAGGAGCTTGAATGTACGTCGTTTGTAGTACGCATTCCACGCCAGGGTTAGCACTGCGCACACAGTCGCAGTGATGAAGCTGATAGTGCTCCAGTTCCAGCTCATTAACTCTGCCAACCAACCTCCTGATACCGTAGCGCCGGTAACTGCTGCACCTGCCCGGGTAGCGAGGTCTGCCCCAACCATGTCTCCCACCTTAATCATCCTGCTGCCCCTTCTTCCTGAACAGCTTACGAATCACCAGAATGACCACTAGGAAGACCAGAGGAATACTGGCCCCAGCTAATCCGGCGAGGATAAGACTGTAACTATCATTGTTAACCACCTGCAGGCGCTCTGCCTGGATTGTCCCGGTGCTAATAGTTTGCACCTGCTTCTTACTGGACGTGTCCAGAGTGCCTACGTTAGAATCCTGTACATCAGTTTTGTTGGTGGTGCTGGAGTCCACCTTGTTATTCAAGCCAACGGTTTGCTTGGTGTTTTCGGCACCAACCTGAGCAGATACATCCGGCTTAGAACCAACTAAGCCGGTGAGTGCAGAGGTCGCCGAGCAACCAGTCAGAGTAACCGCGAGCAGCAACCCAGCGACCAGTTTACACATTAGCCAGCAGCCTCCACTGCGGCCACCGCGGCTTTAAGCGCAGTAAGCTTGGTATCGAAGGCGGCACCAGTCTGGTCCACGTTCTGCGGCTGCGTAAGGATAACATACAGGTCCTTACCGAGAATGTTCAGCTGACACAGCAGCTCTTGCTGTTGTTCTGGGGTTGCTTTTGCAATCACCATAATATATTCCTTATAAGTTAGGAGAGGGTGATGCCAGTAATAACACCGCCGGTCACTGCAAAGGTAACGGTATTGATGAAGGTGCCTGTGGAAGTTACTCCGGTCAGCGCTTGACCGTTAGTAACGATAGCGGCCGTGTCGGGTGCTGCTACGCGGGACACTGCGCCGCCAGCTACTACAGCGGAACCTGTTACGGTTTTGTTATTAGCACTGTTAGCAATAGTCACTTCGGCTGTATTACTGACCATTGTAGTGGCTGCAGGCAGTACTACTTGCTTTAATGCCCCGTCCCGCACCTGTAAGTGCCGGTAATGTTCTGCTTACCGGTGCTGTTCGTCACCTTACCCGTAGCACCATCACTCACGATAACCTGATTATCTGGGGTAGCTGAACCGGTGGCAGCTAGTGCAGACACCAGTGTTTCTCCTGCCTTATCTACAGCGGGGCCCAATACCAACAGCGGCCCTGTATCGTGTGCAAGAGTCACGGCCTTAGCTAACTCGACGGCAGCGTCACGTACTGCTTGACGTTGCGCCAAAGTGGAACTTGCAAATGCCATTATCTTCTTCCTCTATGTTGTTTACCTCTGCCCCGGTTCTGTAACCGTGCAGCTACACCCCGGAGCCCCTTAGACACTTTGCTCTGTGCCCAATCCAGGGGATTCTCAATGAAGGCCCGAGCCATCTTCTCAGACTCACGCTCAGCTACTACTTTCTCATCTTCCACCAGATGCCCGTTCAGCGTAGCCACCATCATGGCGATTGCATCTGCTCGGTCATCCTTCGCCAGACTACCTCGGTCGTACGTGATACCGGACAACTGCGCGAACGCAGAGTACAGCCAACGTCTATCGCGAGAGTACGCCATACAGGTGCTGATATCGTCGTGAATAGCACGCTCATGCACCACCAGGCGGTGACGACGAGTAACTGGGCTGATTGTGTCGATGATACGACGCTCTTTCTGCGTGGAGTTGTTCAGGTCCCGTACACCAATACCGGCGAGACGCCGCTCCCGTAACCGGTTCAGAATAAGCATAGACACGGTGCCGTGCCCCATGTTGCTCTCCACCACCATATCCGGGATGTCTAACTCTACGCACAGATCAATCAGTTTATCAATGTTCTCTTCGCTGATACCTCCTTGGAAGCCACCTACTGAGAATAGGTGAATGTACGAGTTCGCAGCACCACCAGCAGCGTATGAAACTTCATCACCCAACTAGGAGATGTATACTGCGGTCCAACCTTTAGTATGCTTACGCTGCCCCTTGCATACCTTATGAACGTTCTGTCTAACAAGACCGTGCTCTGCACAGAATGCTTCTAGGACTTCAGGTTCAAACACTTCACCTTCTGGACTGGTTAAACGTACACGCTTACCAGTGCCGTAGTTGTGAGGTAATTGCCCCGGTTGGAACCTTGCATCAAACCCTACCTTGTGCTTATACCATTCCGGGGCAGCTTGTGCCCCGCCTGCCATGTAGTTCCAACCCATCCGCAATTTAGGACGTAGGTTGTACTCCATTTGACAAGCCTCATCGAATGGTAATTCCGCGAGTTTAACTATCTCTACAGAGTCTTTCCCAAGCTCTCTCAGTATCTGCCCTACTGGACGCTTACTGGTCATGTGCTGGGAAAGTCTAAACTTAAGGGAGTTCTTAGTAATACCAATGTACCCTTCCGAGGTATCTTCACACCCAATCTTACGGATGTGATATACCTTGTACAGGCGTTGGCGGTCTACATGTTTGATGCTTTTAAAGTTTGTCATTTAATGCTCCTTAGCATATCTCGACTATTAATGTTACGGAAGGTCGTTACTCTTCCTCTATACGTCACCGTATAGTTCAGACTATATCTTCACTTGACCATAAGTCAAGGCCCACTGTTTCCATCTAACTTTAGATGTACAATTAGTCGTTACACCTTCCACCTAAGTGGCTTGGCTCGGTATTGTCTCGTAGAGAGTTTCACCGAATTTAATGGGTGTTGTTAAGGCTGAGGCAGTAAAGAAGTTTACCACAGCCAGCTGGGTCAATGACCATTAGCTTATGCTGGTATGGCAGGTGCATGTCCCCGTAGAATGCCGGGAAGTACATCTGCTGGCCCATAATCCCCCCATGCTCGTGCTGGTACAGGTACCGGCGGTCCGCGATGTAGGAGAACGTCTCCGGGGAAGAGTCCTGGCTGCCGGAGTAAACCAGCATATCCGAGAGCTTGATGCGCGTACGCATTTGGTCTGACAGGGTGGTGTCGAGCATGTACTGTAGCTGGAAGCCTTCCGGACCGAAGTCCAGCTCCTTCTCAATCAGCGCATCCTCGTCATAGCGCCCGGTGTCCGTGCTCTCGCCTAGCGTCCCGTCGACGCCGAAGCCGGTGCGTTTATAGCCGCGCTCAATAAGTTCCAGGATATAAGGAGCAAGTGTACCCCCATATCGCTCTTCCATTTCAACAGACGGAATACGCCCGGGCCACACACGGACCTCGAAGCCACGTCCCGGCAGGGTTTTATAGATACTGTCCTTGGTCTGCGGTGTACCCAGGTACAGCGTATCCCCGTGCGTACAGATAGCTGCAAAGTCTTTAGAAATCATCAGCAGCTGCTCACGCTGGGTTTGTGTTAAGCCGTTCTTGGTTGTTTCAATCCTGTATATTAAAGGGAGGGCGTTACTCCTCCCCCCTACCTACTACTTGATACCCCAGCGCCGATAGTGTATTTCGACATTGCTATTTCTCCAAATTGTTAAGTAGTAGATACTGCATGTTCCCATGCAGAGTAGACTATATCTTCACTCAGTAATCACCGAGGCCCCCCGCTTCCTGGCACTTGCCAGTACTCCTTTCGGATAGTCGTTACACGTTCCTCAAATGAGGCTTCGCTCGGTATTGCCCGGTCTGGGTTTCCACCGAATTCAAGGGGTTTAATGACGACCATGATGTTAATCGTCAGGAATCAGCAGGTCCGCGCGCTTCCCCTGCAGGGATGCAGTGATACCTACACAGGCTACGCTGGCGGATTTGTCCAGCGGTTTCAGGTCGCAGTTGACATCATAGCCCTCGAATGAAGTACGGTCCCCACGAGTAGGATCCGCCTTCAAGTAACACAGCAGCGGCCAGGTTTCCAGCATACGAATGATTAGGTTCGCAACGTCGGACGCCTGCTTCTCCGCGCCGGACACAATCAGGATACGACAGGATTGGTCCTGTATGAGCCTCCAGACGGCGTACAGTGCAGCTAGTGTAGACTTAGCCTCACCACGCTGCGCAGCCACCATGCGCTTCCTAGGGCCCTTCTGCATGTACTCTGCAATGTCGGCCTGCATGTCCGTGAGCGTAAAGCCCAGGAACCGCATACCGATGTACGCAAATTCCCGGAAGTCGCTTAGAGCGGCGGCCATCATCATCGCGATATCCTCGCGCTCCTCTTTGGGGATACTGCGCGGATTCGCACTATAACCAGTAAGTTTCTGGTTGAGCATGCGCAGTCTTCGCGCAGTCTTCGCCGATATCATTAGACAATTCCTTCTAGTAAGTCCTCAGAGTCTGAACCACCAACTTTATTTAGAATCTCTTGTTTACGCGCCTCTCTGCGCGCCGCTAGTTCGTCATCGAATTCGTCACGAAGGTCCTGCATCTCCTCGGAATCTGCGTCCGCGGTGATGTCATTGTCCTTCAAGAACTTGGCGATAACTGATTTATCTGCGGCGGGGAGCGGCACCTCATCTTCCTTAGACTGCTTGATTTCTTCAATCAAGGCCTCGGTGAACATGCGGTGCAGCTCCGAGAGGCGACTACGTTTAGCTGCCCCTGCCATATTTTCTCCTGTTACGTTCCTAGCACCCCACTAGTGCGCAGCGCTGCCAGTAGAGCATTAAATTTATCCACTACATCCCCTGTGCCTGTTGCGTTAGATACAGCTGCAGCCTTGTCCAGATACGCCAAATCTCCCAAGGAGTCGGCCAAGTAATCTACGGATGCTTGTGAGGCGAAGCCATCCCCCGCAGTTACGTCGGCCCCCAGTCTAGCGGCTACAATAGTTCCCGCAGGTAAGGTCTCTGCAAACAGTATCGTATTATCTACAATCTCGAAACTGTAACCACGAATCTGTCCAACTCCATTAATTTCCACTACAGCCTTAGTGAAGGCCAAACCGGGAGTTACTTCGTCTGTAGCCTCGGCTAACACTGTACTCCAAGGGTAACTTACTGTCTCCACTCCGCTTATAAAGGTGTTCTCCAGAGCGGACGTACGCATACTCAAGGCATCGTCAGCGGCCTTCCGCGTAGCGGCCTCTGCGTCAATGCGCTTCCCTAGTAAGGTATCAGCGGCATCGACGTACGCCTTAGTAGTAGCATCCTGGGAGTTGATTGGGTTAGCTAAGTCGGTTATGCGGTACCCGTTCATGCTAATAGTGCCGTAGAATCCGGGGATAGCCCGACCCTCCACCAGCTCTTGCGCTAAGTGCAAGAACTGAGTGTTTTGGGAGTCTACGTTTACCTCAATGAACGGGGAGCCGCTGGCAAATTCAATGTACAGATACTCGCGCTCAGTCTTGCGGATTAGTAGCACAGTCGTGCTTGCTGCCAAGGCTGTGTTTAGCCTGATATTAGTAGAGCTGGTCCAGGTGTACCCAGTGGTTTCCACACCGTCTAGGTATACATGAATATAGGACTTGTCCAAATACTCAATATCGCACTGGATATCCTGGGTACCAGCTGACTTGATTTGTTCTTGCCAGCTGAATGCCACGTTAGTCGTCTCCAAAGTTATTGATGATAGCTCGCGTAGGTGCGAATTCCTGGATTAGCGGTACCTGCTTAGTGAAGGTCTTGATATCCATATTACCGGTAGCCAGGCCCTGCACAGCCCCAAGTAGTCCCGTGACATAACCCATAGACGCCAACGAGTGTCGGGGAGAATCCCCCAGGAAGATATCCTGCAGTAAGGATATACCGCCAATGGCACTCATACCCATCACGGACTCGCCGATGAGTTTCTGGGTGTCCACGTCCTTACCATCCATGCCATGCTTAGCCATAGTAGCCAGCAGCATCAATGGGAACTGGTACGCCATAATGTGGGCTACACCAATCCACCCAGCATCGTTCAGCTCCCTACGCAGAATCTTGTTAGTGGCAGCCAGTGCGAAGCTCTGGTACCCTACAATGACTTTGCCGATGGGGTTGAACTGTGCAAAGTGTGAAGTCTCGCCGGTACGAACCTGCTGTACCAGGTAGTCCATCATACGCGTCCCCACAACCTCGACTTGCATTTGCAGGTCCGGCTGGAACATAGCTCCCGGGTTAGCCTTGTTGGCAGCTATAGCTCGGTCCGCAACGTCACGAGTAAGCCCGAAACGCTCCAGACGCTTAAACGCCTCAGCATCGCCCTTGAACATCTGCGTAAGCTCATCTGCCACAATACCGGAGTTCAGGTTAACCTGCAGCCGGTGCACCATACTCATGCCGTTGACGTGACGTGCAGCCTGCCCAACGTTCTGGGTGACGTTGAACCAAGAGGCCTGACGGGTCAGGTCCAGGTTATCGTCGGCGTACGTATTCAACCAGCGGAAGCGCATCTCCTTCTGGATATTACCCCGCAGCACGGTGTCTAGACGAGCAGCCATATCCGGGGTCTTGATAGCCACAGCACCCTCCTTGAACCAAGGCTGGTCACGCATACTGCGCAGCACTCTAGCCATGCCGAACTCCTTCATAGCTAAAGCAGTGTCAGTCAGCTGATACAGGCCGGAGTTCTTAAGCATGGTAGCGTTCGCCATGTTCCCCGCTGCGCGCAGCAAGTCCGGAAGCTGTCCAGCGTCCGCAGGTGCTCCGCCCAGGATAAAGTCGATGGCGTCATTGACAGTCTTCTCCCACTTAGCGGAATCCGCCAGTGCATGCTTAGACTCATCAATCATCTTAGCGAGCTGTCCCAGGTCCTGTACGCCTGCGTAGGCCATACCTACACGACCGGACATACGGTTAGTGTACCCGTGCATAACCTTGGCTACGTCAGTATCCATCAGGTCCTGCATGCGCATGCTCTTACCGTTAACCAGATACTCTTTGTCCATGTTGAACCGAGTACGCTGGCGCAGGTTCCGCGCAGGGGATGTGCTGCCGGATTCACGTACGTTACCAGCCAGGAAGCTCTGGATTGCAGACTCATCTACACCAGCGCTACGCATAGCCATGACAACCTCATCGTTACCCATACCGTTAATCAGCTGCTTCCACATGGGGCCAGACTGCCCGGCACGGCCGTTGTAGATACCGTCAACCATCTCCTTGGCAACGCGCTGCACTGTTCCGGATTCCATGCTGGGATATACATCCCGCAGGGCGGACCGGAACAGGGCGCGATAGTCGTCCAGAGTGTTACCCTGTGCAATACCTTGACGCATCTTGTCGTAGCTGTACTGACGCGGGAAATAGTAGTCAGATTTAACCAACGCACCATCGTCAACCAAACCAGCGGCGCGCATATGCTCGTACCACTTACCCGCCCACCCGGACCTGCGGTATGCGTCTACCAGTGGGGCAATCTCTGCATCGGGTACAGGCACAGGACGCCCATGAACTTCAGCACTATACGCGGAGTCTAGGTACGTACCTAAACGGCCCTCTAACTCAGCACGTGCAGTCCTGAAAGACTGGCGGTGGAAGAACCGTGAGAGCATACCTACGCCACGGTCCCGCAGCGCACCGATAATAGCATCTTCCACCATGCTGGCGCTTGCGTCCATCTCTAAGGTGAGGTTGCGCTTGAAGTCTACTACTGATGGCTTACGTCCGCCTACTGCCGTAGCATCCGATACAAGCAGTTTAGCCAAGTCTTCGTTACCTTGTGCGATATTATCATACAAGGAGAACATAGTGGCAAACTTACTCTTAGCACTATCCAGCATAGCTTGAGCACCCTTAGACTCGTTTAGGGTAGTACTGCCTGCTAGGTCCTGAAAGGCTTCGCTGCGGAAGCTCCGGGCTTGGTCTGCATAATCCTTAGCTGTCCACTTAACGGCATCCTCGTACGCATCCAGGACATCTTCCAAGGCAGAACCTTTGGCCTTGATGCCCAGGACATTCATGATGTACTCGCCCAGTTGGCGGAGCATGCTCTTACCGGTGGGGGATTGCGTCCGCGCTAGATGCCCAACCCACTCCGGGCTGTCGCCTAAGCCTGCCAGCATCTCGTGTACATTACTTGCATAATACCGCATACGCGGCGTCAAGGTGGAGTCAGCTGCAATAACAGCGCGTACTTCCTCCAGGCGCTTAGCAATCTCTGGGTTACTGTCGACGGCGCGCGCAGTGGCGGCGTGAATCAGTTCGTGCACGGCCACCTTGCTTGTATCCGCATCCATGGCGCGCAGTGCGTCCCCGGCTGTAGTCCAGGTGCTGCCATTAGCCCGCTTAGGCGCGCGCAGAGATACCTCTCCTCGCTTAGCTAAATCTTGTTGTGCATAAGTGTAACGGCTGCGGTTTGCGGAGCCTGCTACCAGTTTAAAATCAATGTCATTTACAGCGTCACCCAGCGTGTCCAGAATAGCCTTCTGGCCCGCTGTCAAGTGCCCAGACTTCTTCAAGAACTGAACTACGTGCTGTGCTTTCATGTTCACGGAGGCGGTATTGTTTCTAGATACTTGGATGCTTTCATCCAGTGTCTTAGTGAGAATTCCCTCTCCCTCTCCTACTCCGGTAACATTAGCATCCCTAGCTGTACGGGTTGTAGGCGCCTCTGGGTCGAACATAGGCTCACGCCCAGTACGAGCCTTGGCGGCAGCTTTAGCCGCCCTAGACATATCCCAGAGCTGGTCTAATCCGGCTACGCCTGCTACCAGTGCAGTTACCGCAGCAGACTGACCCAGTTGGTCCTGTGCATAGAATGCAGAGCCTACGTCAGCGGCGCGGATAGCAGTGCGTGCGGCTAAGCCAGCGCGCCCAGCAATGCTGGCAGCAGACATCGGGGCCAGGATGAACGGAGAGTCGCCTACCAACATACCCGCGAACCCGGCTACTGTGTTGTCAGCCATTAAGCGGTCACGGTCACGCTGCTCGAGCATCTGCTGCATGCGGTAGTTATAGTCCTCGACCGACACCGAGTCGTGCAGGTACTCAATCTCTTCCTGATTTGGGGCGTACAGCTTAGCCCGTGTATCGCTGCCCAGCGTCTGCTTGGCATTAAAGTTCTGGTCCCGGTCGAATGCTGGGGCAGAGGCCTTGCGGATAGCTGCGGCGATGATGCTGTTACCCATTCCAGATGCAAAGCTCTCCCCGGCAGTAGTAGCTGGGGTCTTGGCCTGCGCCAGTAAGGGGGCACGTTCCAGTGCATTTAAGCCGTTGTCTCCGGCGTCGTTCCAATCTACGCGCTCAGGCGCAGGTTTAAGTGTTGCGCCCTTAGCAGAATCCTTTTCCTGTGGATTCGGTTCTTGGTTCAGAAACTGAGCCATAATATCTCCTAAAAGAATTTTGATAAGGGGAGGCCCTGGAGGGCCTCTAGTTAGTGCGTTGCCTCAAAGAGCCAATCACGTAGGTTTTGTTCCAGGTACTTCTTGCGCTCAGGTTGGGCCTGCTTGTACGCCAGAGTATTCCTCAGCGCTTGCCACGCCCTACCTTGGGCCTCAGATACAGGATACTGATACGCCCCCACCGGGGACTTAGCGGCCTTGCGTACCTGTGCCACCGCCTCTGCTACGGGGCCAGAGCTACCGTTACCGCCGTGATAGTTCAGGTCCACCATAACCTTTAACGCCTCGTCGGAGGCATTCAAACCCTGCCCCTTGAGTTGCTTCTGCACGTTCGGAACGTACTGCTTCTCCATCGAGGATTTGAGGATACTGATACCGTCGTCAATGGTTACTTTCTGAGGAACTGGCATGCCAGAGTTAACGTGCAGGCCGAAGCCTACGCTACCCTTGCCTTTGCCTTCTCGGAACCCTTCGAACTTCATAGTGGTGGCGAGGATATCACTAAACAGCGACGGTTCCAGCCCAACCGCATTACGGCCATTGACCTGTACGCTGACAGCACGTCCGTTACCGTGGTCGTAGAAGGTGGCGGGACGTACACCCACTTGCTCGCTACCAATCTTCATCTCTCCAGCCAGTGCTGAATCATACGCAGCTTGTGCAGTAGACTGAACGTCGCGAAGGTTCACAGACATAGTCTGGAATGTGCCCTTCTTGTCGAACACGGTTACGGTCATGTTCTGACCTGCGTTGCCCGCTGTAGCAGCCTGCACCACTACACGCTCCATGTTGCTGGGGTCAGTAATAGCCTGGACTTGGTTTTGAATCTGCTGTTGCAGCGTAGCCTTGAACTGCTCCTGGTCGCCCTTGTAGTCGCCCATGATAGACTGCAGAGAGGTACCAGCAGGTAGATACACGTGCCGCGGTGTACCGGCAATTTCCAGCTCGAGCTTACGGGCTTGTATGTTACCCTTGAGCATTGTGTTGATGTCCTCGGCGTCCTTACCCACCAGAGATTCCGGGTTGCGGCTGTACGTGTAACGGTACTCTTCCTCCATAGCAGCGCGCGCTTCCTGGCGCTGGGCATCGGCATCACCAAAGAAACTGAACCAGTTGCTGGTGCCGCTAGGGTCCACCATCTTGTCCGTGGGGTTACTTTGGATGTTGCTGTAGCGACCACTGGCCTTGTTACGCGCCTGGCGGCGCAGGTCGTCCAAGATAGTGTTGCTGGCGTTACTTGGGTTTTGTGCAATAGCTTTCTGCACCACCCCCTGCCACTCAGACGGGACCTCAGACAGCAGTGCCATCTTACCTAAGTCCGTACTGGTGCTATAAGCCTGGGCCCACAGGTTGATGCTGCTGACGTTCTCATGGGAAACCTCGCCGTCCTCACCGAGTTGGTCCAGGGTAGTCAGTGTACGCGCCATATCCGAAGACATGCGCTTGTGCGCCTCGTTGACGGCCCACGCATCCTTGCTGTTGCTTCCGTATGCCAGCAGCTGCAGGTTCCCTTCCGGGGTGTCCGGAAAGCTCTTGAGCAGCTCATTGCGAGCCTTACCCAGGTCGCCCTTGTACATCCCAGCCAGGGTGGAGCTTGGCATATTCCCAGTAATCGCCGTGCGCAATGCCTGGGCGTCTGCTGCCTTCTCACGAATGGTCTGGGCCTTGTTCCAGAACTCCATGCTAGTCCCGGCGCTGAGCACGTCCGATGCCGACAGCTCAATGACGCGACTACGAATACGCGCCATTGTCTGTTCCTGCTGCTCTGGGGTCTGCCCCTCAAGAGACTGGATTTCATCGGAGATTTCGAAACGGGCTTGGGTCTCAATCTGAGCACCGGCGCGCTTGAACTCCTGATACAGCGCCGCGTTGACGTCTACAGAGTTGACGCCAAGTTCCTTAGTGGCCATTTCCTGCAGCTGGTTGATTACCAGCGGATCCTGGGTCTGCTGCGCTACACTGACCAGATACTGCTTGGCCCGGTCCAGCTTCTTGCTCTTGTCCAGGTGCTCGGCGGCCAGAATACTGTCTAAACCGGTCTTGATAGACATCTGCGCAGCGGCGCCCTGCCCTGCTTGTAGGCGCTGATAGAACTCATCACTGGACGAGCTAAGGCCGCGGTCTAGGGCACGGTCAGCCTGTGCCAGGGCAAACGCAGCTCGACCTTTCTGGAAGGCTGTATAGTTCGCCATGCTGGTAGCACGGAGCTGCTGCAGTATGGTAGTAGCGGACTGCTTGGACATATCCGGTAGATACATACCGAGCTTGTCCGACATAGACTGGACGTGCTCTTGCTCCTGCTGCTGGAACTCCTCGTCAGTCAGCCCTGCCTCGGCAGCTTTCTTAGCCCGGGCGATACTGTCTGTGCGCCACTTGGCTAGCGAGTCGTATGCAGCAGCGGATACGTAGCCATCCTGGTAGGCTTCACGTACGAAGATGTTCTGCTTCTGTACAGCCTCGTCCTTGGAGGCCATCGCGTCCACCGCACCCTGAGCATCCATCGCGCCGCGCACTGTGGCGGCTGCGGCGTTTTCTTTTACTGCCTCGTCAAAACCTACGCCAAAGTCCTGCACAAATCCAGACAGGGCGGCTAGGCGACTTGCTTTAGAGGTGTCAACGGATACCTCACTTACCGTGGACGGCAAGCTAACATCGTTGGCCTGCAATTGTACGCCACCGACATTTAGCCCCTGTCTATTGGGTTGAATCACAGGCATTTAATATTCCTCTTAAGTTACCAGGTATGAACTGAGCTGTTACCCTTACTCCCCCATAAGTCATAGGAGGATGCCGTGTTCTGTGTAGCCGCTGCACCGCTACCCGCAGTCGCGCCGCCGGAATCAAAGGATGACGCAGCATTCCCGGCGTACTGACCCGCGGCGGACGCCCCTACACTCAACATAGAGTTAAACATCTTGTCGTAAGGGTCCTCCATATCCATGTTAGCTAGGCCGCTGTCCACGGCCTTTTCCGTCATTAGGCGGAAACCCTCTTCCCGAGTTGCCTGCTGGTCTCGTACACTGGCCTCTTGTCGCCCGGCTACAGTGTTCACTGTGGCTACGGCGTCTTTAACAGAGGCCCCCATAGTGCCGGAGGCTGCTGCTTGCAGCCCTACTTGGCTCTGTGCCTGCAGCTTCTGCTGCTGGATGTTAAACAGAGATACCTCAGTCCGGTCCCTGGACTGAGCGCGCTGTAGCGCGATGTCATTTAGCTGTTTGGCTGTCTGTTGAATCACAGCCTTGTTCCTGGCCTTGGACACTTCAATCTGAGCGCCCTGCCCCAGAACGGCCTTAGCGGCCATGGCCGCAACCATCCACCACATATTAAATTCTCCGTCTGCGTTGGTTGTAGCGCAGGATGTACGAGATATCCAGCACGTTCAGTTCCATAGAACCTTCAGTAAATAGCGACACCTCGGTTGTGTCCGCGTTAGTACGGCACGGCACGGTAATCGTAGCCAAGTCCATACGCAGGGCCTGCCCAAGCGTCAGCTCCTTTGAGTTCATCAGGATACCAGTTAGCTCCCCACCCCAGTTGACATCCCGTGGGGTGTCTAGTACCCGTACGTCGAAGTGCCCAGAGTTACGTACTGCTACGTCCAGGCGCAGCAGGCGCACGTGCCCACTTCCCACTAGCTTGTCATTCCGGTCCCGCAGAATAGGCGTAGTTAGAGTGAACATACTGCGGTAGCGTCTCCCAATTACGTAGGTGCCATCAGGTACACCACGTACAACCCGCAGGGTGTTCTCCCCGGCAATCTCCTTGATGCCAACCTCAGTAGGTCCCATAGGGTTGCTGGGCAAGTACGTTAGGATAAGCTCTTCCTTGTAGTTGTCAGCCCACCCGACGGGGCGCAGTACCGCCGGAACAGTAAACACCCCGTCCTGCACTTGAACTTGCTTCTGCAAATCCGAGTAGGCTTCGCGGTACTCCGAACCCAGCTGATAACCAGCACGCGGGTCCATAGACACAATCAAAAGCTTGTTGCTGGGACTGGGCCCTTGCATGTACAAGAACACCTCATCCTCCAGCGCCTGTACGCTCAGGATCGGATAAGGGAACGACCATTTATGCCACGCTGCCTGCATCTTAGCGCCGTCACTTCCGCCCCACATGAACTCGTAGACCAGCAGGCTATTGCGCTCCCCGGACATGCGCGAGAAGGCCATATTGGTGACGCTGGAGTTTTGCATCTGCAATACCCTGCCAGGGATATACCGCGGTAGGTGCACCGTGGCGTCCTGGGTAGTGTACTGCGACGAAGTGAATGGTGACGGAATTAGCTCCAGTATACCCGCGTAGCTGTCGTTGCGCCTGTTCGGGTAGATTACTGTCTGCCCGGCCATCACCGGAGTAACACGGCTATCGCACTCGTATGTGCTGGTAATGCTAATGCTTGCGTTAGTGGGCGTAAGCACTACCGAGCCAGGTACAACGGCCTGCATGCTATTAGCGAACAGGACCAGGTCCCGGTTGAACTGTACAGCTGTACGGTACACAGAATCCTGTGCAGACGCAGAGCTAATGCTGATACGGTCCGTATCTAGCAGCGACGTCACGGTAGAGCGGTAGAAGCGCTGATACAGGCCCGAGGCTGACATATCCACGGAGCTACCACTAAGCAGAACCAGGCGGCCCTGGAAAGCTGCGATACCAGTAATGTAGCCGTTCTCAACGAATCCCGGGTCGCTGTTGTTATCGTCGTTGCCTGCTAAGCGCCCCTCCCAATCCCGCGCAATGATGTTGTCATCTGCAGCAAGCTCTCTGGGCATGTTCATAATCTTGGTGATGCTACCGTACGCCCCCACCTCAGACCAGGTGCGGGTACTATAATCGAACCGGTACCACGCTGTCTCAGACGAGGCCGTACCCACTCGGCACATTGCTCCATCGGCTTCTGCGGGGAGCTGTGCAGGAAGGTCCTGCTCCTGGTCTACACGGGACTGGTTGGATACCCCGGCGTAAGTATCCCCAGCGTCAGAGGACACCACGCAGTTGCTCAACCCATAGAAGAACAGGTACGCACCACGTACGCCCACGTTCCCAGCTGGCAACCCGTTCGCTACAAGAGAGTCCCGCAGTTGCTGGGCGACGTAAGCACCAGATACCTCCTCAGCGTTGCCACTGGTGCTACCAGCAGCCGGTGCAGTGTAGTCCCCAGTGTAGTCTACCCCCGCAGAAGTAACTGTGACGTTCCAGCGTTTCTGAAATGCTGCAGATTTAACGTAGAAGAACCCAGTGGTGCTGGGGTCGATACGCCCAGTGTTGTCCACGGTTGTGTTCGGAGCCATCTCCGTGTTCAGGATATAAGTCAGGCCGGCAATGCTTGCGGTCTGCAAAGAGGTCTGGCCTACAGTGGTAACAAAGTATGGGTCGTTTCCGGAATTAAGGACGGTCTTCCCGTTCTTAGCCAGTAGCCACCAGTTACCGTTGCTGGTGTTAATCAGCAGGTGCCTACCGTCGGTCCCACGTTCAACGTACTCGGTGAACAGGGAATCAAGCCCCGGATTATCAATCGTGCTCTCCCAGACAATCTCACCCGGAGGTCTGCGGCGGATACCGGAAACCGGGTCGCTGAGCATGTTCAGCTGCGCCCCCAGTTGCCCGGGCTGGCGCGCTCTTGGAACCTGCTGGGAGACACCCTGCAGCAAGCTCTGAATAGTACCCTCTAGGGACGTAGCCATAACCTCTCCTTAAACCATAAAACGAGCGTGGCGGATTCTGTGTGCAAAGCGTGTCTTGCTGGTGCTGAACTTCTGGTTGCGCAGATGCTCACGCAGCACCATGCTCTTGTAACGCTCAGCTTCCTGTGCGTAATTAGCGTAGTTGCTGTCACCACCCAGATCGTTTAAGTATACCTGCGCAGCGGTATAGTTAGCCACCCACATAGCTGCGTGCTCTGGCAGGTCCTCAAAGTCCAAGTCCAGGACTATTTTGAGCTTAACGGAGCTGTCGAAATATTGGTTCTGCTCCATCAGGTCGTACAGGTTCCCATCACGTACCCCGTACTTGGAGTCAGAGCCAGCATCGTACACAGCCAGTTGGTTCCACGGCACCTTAATAAAACCGTCAGTAGTAGGCGTAACTTCACGCTCCACCACGTTAAACCAGAACCCCGTGCTGAGTAACCCCCGACGGTTGCGTGCAAGTGCAGAGCGGGCTAACCCCGCACTGGGGTTGCTAGTATTGACGTCCATAACGCGAGACTCCCCCAAGGCTTCCAGCGTCATGTTAATGGCTTCGAGTTCCCTCATATTTGCTCCTCTATTAAAGACCCCTTGGACCCTTAAGACAGGGACAAAAAAAAGCCCCTGGCACCCGAAGGCACCAGGGGCGCGTATTACTCTTCCGTAGTATCAGCGGCTACGTCAGCCGCCTTACGGGTTTTCTTGGTAGCCTTACGGCCAGATTCGACCGAGGCCACCTGGATGTTCTTAGCTACATCGGTGGCGGCCTTAACCGCCTCCCGCTGAGCTGCATTGGCCTGGAGAGTCTCCAGACCGAACATAGCAATTACTGCCATTGAACCCCCAATTAGGGCTTGGTGGTGAAAGTGAACTTAGTCACCGCGGCGGTATCCGGACGACGCAGACCGATGTTGTACATCGCGTAGCAGTCCAGAACGTTGTTGAACTCGCGCTGGTCATCCCAGATACGAGAAGTGAACGGTTTGGCTTCTACCGTTACCAAGGTCTTGGACTTACTGAAAGTCACCATGCGACACTTCGCATCATCTTTAGTGACCGTGTAAGCACTACCCAGCGGATGCGCACCTTCAGTAGGGAACTCGGTGCATTCTACTACCGGCACGCCGTTCATCTTCACAACTCGGCGGTTCTTGTAACCGTCGTCGTTGGTTGCGCCGAAGTCGATGTTCAGCAGTTTCGGATGCTCCAGCAGGCGCGAGTAGGTATCAACGTCCACCAGGGTAATCATATCCATCAGCGGGGTCTTGCGCTTGATGAGCTCATCAATACCAGCCTTGTGTGCCAGGTTGATGTTCATTGCGTTAGCTTCCATCTCCGCCTGGGTCAGCTGTTTATCCGGCGTAGCACCTGCTACCAGGATAGAGGCACCGACTTCGATACCGTCGTTGAACGCAGGCTTCAGGTGCACTGGTGCAACCCAGGAACGGCCCTTGATGAGCTGAATCAGGTGCGCCTGGTCGAAGGTCTCCGCGAATTCGGAACCGTTGTTCTGACCCATCTCAGAGAGGAAGTCCGGACCAGTCCAGTCGTCCTGGTAGTCGATTGGGTTACGGATGTACAGCACCGTATCCACTACGATAATCATCTTATCGTTACGGACCGGAGTGCTATCCAGCGCATCGCCAGAACGACGACCCTTCACCGCAGAGGTATTCAGGCGGTCGATACGGTAGGTGTTAGAGCCGCTGATAGAGCGCTGGCTAGAGAGGCCTAGGAACAGCGCCTGGTACTGGAAGCGGGTGTCCACTTCGTTCTGGTACACTTCCAGGTGAATATCGACGTCGGACGCCGCTCCTGCCCAGTGTGGTCTTGTATCCCCTGCCTTGTAAATGGTATCAGCCATATTTTAACTTCCTTTATTTAAGTACATGAATAGATGCATACTCGTGCATCTCAGATTTTGCTGCTAGATAGGCATCCCGTGCGGCTTGCTCGCAGTCGAAATACCCGAGGTGTTTGGTTTTCCCATTTAACTGAATAGCTGCACGCCACTTCCCCTCCCGCTTAGCCCAGAAGTACCCCTTCCACTTAGAGTTTTGAGCATTTCCAGATTTGTCCACTAGCCTTAGATTCTCAATGCGATTATCACATCTGTCTAGGTTGATGTGATCTACCATCAAGCCTTCGGGTATATCCCCATAGTGCATGAACCACACCAAGCGGTGAGCGTACTCGCGTACACGTCCAAGCTTACCTCTGTCCCAAGTAACTCGGCGATAGCCCCAGTTATTGACGTACGTATCCCCGTAATTCCCAGTAATCTTGCTAACCAGGCGACCATCGGACGTGTAAGTATAACGTGCTGCAAGTTCTTTCAAGAGGTTGACCTCCGTAGTTAAATGATATTAAAGACCTACGCGCTTACCAGCTTCACGGCGTGCGAGTAAATCGTGATAACGTTGACTGAACTGCTGGGATTCCAAGCTACGGTTGCCCGCTTCCTGACGGAGTTTAGTATATTCTGCGCGGAATTCCGCAGCAGATAGTGCACTGTTGCTGGCTACGCCTCGTACCACTGGGTTCTGTGTCTTGATAAGACCCATATCCCGGCAGAAGCTTGCTACCAACTCAGCAGCCTGCTTGAGCTCACCGGAGTTAGCAAGTACACGAGCTGCGTTACGCAGAGGTTCAGGGGCCTTGGAATTAAACAGCTGCGCTGCTACCTCCCAATTCTCCTTCCCACCAACAACATCGTAAGCTTCCCGTACTGCCTTGGTGGCTTGACCAACCTGGTCTTCCAGGTACGCCTTAGCTAACAGCTCTGCATAAGCAGCGTGCTCGCCGAAACGTTCCTTAATGAAGGCCGTATCGATTAGGTTAGGGTCCTGATACTCCAGGGCCTTACCAAGTGCCCGCACCATATCAGAGTCAGTTAACCCAGATACTTTCTGCAACATAGCTACACCGGCGTCAATCGTCGGGTTGCCTGTCTTAGCCAGCCCCTGGGGCTGCTCTTTAGCGCTATCGCCACCCTTATCAAGGGCCGCTTTTAAGGCTTCGATATCCAGAGGAATCTTAGCAGGGTCAGGGGAATCTTTGCCCTGTTGCTGCTGGGTAGGGGTCTGTGCATCCTGCACGCCTTGATTGTTCGGGGCGCTAAGGGGAGCACCTAGGCCCGGAATCTTAGGGCCGCCTTGGTTCTCTACCTGTGTAGTTTCTACGTTCTGACCGTTTTCTACGTTATCCATCTATACCTCTGTTGTTAACTTGGTAATAAGCCCAGCTGCTTACCTGCTACTGTCGGGTCCGCTGCTGTCAAGCCCTGGAGTTGGTCCTGCGCTGCACCGGCGGATACATCGGCAGACGCATCTTGAACCTGTTGCTTCTGCCGCAGTTGCTCTTCGGTGTACATGAACGGCTCGCTGACGATACCGTAGGCGTCGAAGTACCAGTCTACGCACGCATCTTTGTTGAAGCGCGGAGTAATCTGCTCAAGCACCGGGATAGCCAGCTGCATGGACTGTGCCGCCTCTAACAGCCTGTCCGCTGCCGCGGCTTTAGCCAGTGCAGAGGTGCCAACCGTAACGTTGATGCTCACTACGCCTTCGCTGAGGTACAGCTTAAAGCGAGGATACACCAGTGCAGTGTACAGGTACGCCAGCTTGCGCAGCCAGGTGTCGCTCAGGATACTGAACCCACCGCCCATAGCGGCTTCCGCCTCTTTGGCATTCTGGCGAATCTCGTAAGCCGTGACACGCTCACCTTGCCGCGAGTTACCGGTGTACATAAACGCACGAGACAGTTTCTGTTCGAGCATCTGAATGTTGCTGGCAATCCACTGAATCTTCTGGGCAGAGCCGCCCTCGTAAGCAGTGACAGGAGATTTGCTGTTCCCGTTGGAACCGCCACCACCAACCTGCACAGCCTCACCAGTCTCAGACGTTGCGAACTCGTCCACGTCTAACCCGGAGCTTGCGTCAATCAGCGGGATTAACCTCGCAGACTCAACCTCGTAGTTAGTTAACGCTTCCGACAGTACGGATAATCTAGCGAAGTCCCCGGCGTAGTCCTCTACCAAGCCGCGCCCGTAGTGCTCACCACTAACAAGGTTCCACACCAGCACGTTGTAGGGAAGCTCCAGCTCCGGATAGGTGCTGCTGTCCCCAATGCGGTGTCCGTCTGCTTCTTGGTACACCTCGTAGCTTACTACCTCTACGCCTTCCTCTGTCCGCTTAACTTTGCGACAAGCGGCAGTGTAGATATCAACGTCGCCGTATGGGTCTTTGTCACGGTAGAAGGTGTCGCGGAAACTCTCTGGCAGGTCCTGGACGCTTGCGCGCTCCCTGATAATGAGTCGCAGGACGTTCCCGCTACCATCCCTTCGAACGGTAAAGTTATGGACTGAGTAGACGATGGATTTACCTGTCCGCTCATCAATATACTCCAACGCGTTACCTGTAACCAGCAGCAGCTTCACAGCTTGCAACTTCGCAGCATAACCGTCTTTCTCAAATACTTTCTGTGACGCTGTGTTCTCGACCTCGGCTAACTTAGATTCTGCTGTAGCTGCACTGCCCAGCGAACTAACGAACTCGTCTAGGTCCGAACTCTTGGAGAACCGGAAGAAGCTAGTGCCTTGCGGGAACAGTGCGCCTACAATCTTAGTGGCCGCGGTGTTGACCAGCTGCGCGCCGGTGCTCTGGTAGTCACGCTCTAGCGGTCTGCGTCTACCGTCCAGGGAATCGTCCCTGGTAAAGATAGTGCTGAGCGTCCACTGCGCGAACTTCTCAGAGGCATCCAAGACACCTGCGTCCTGGTCCTTCTTAAAGAGTTCTGCTAATGTTGCTTTTTGTTCCAAGCTACCCCCTTACAGGCCCAGAGGATTGCTCTGCCCTGCTTGTCGCCGTTTCTTCTGCTCAGACGTAATTGCATCTGCAGATGCAGAGGCAGCCCCTGCTGGGTCAATCTCAGCAATGTTATCTGCGGCGCTATTAGCCTCTAAGGCAGCCTGCTGTTTCGCTGCGCTGGCCTGCTGCTCTGCCAAGCGCTGCTGCGCCTCTAATCCTGCGTTGTCAGTAAGGCCGAGCATATCCGTGGCCTTGCCTAACAGTTTACCTAAACCACCACTCATTCTGACCTCACTAAATGATAAGTTGTATTGTATGTGTTATCCGATGCACCTCGGCTAATGGCGATACGCCCAGCCCGCATACTCTTAGCTATTGCGCGAAGGCCCTGCATAATCACAAGTACCGCCTTACTGTTACCCGGCTTCAATACGAAGAAGTCTGTATACAGCACAGGCTCTACGTAATGACAGTCCTCTACAGCTTCTGGGTAGTAGCTGACAGCACCGACTAAGTCGCCTTGGGAGTCATAGACTCCTAGTATATACTGTTTACCCAGTACACTCCCCAGTACTCTCCAGTAGTGCTGCTCTGGAGCTAGGCCCCGACTAATGCCGTGACCCAGTTCGTGCAGTTGCCTCACTGCGTCTGTAATGTCGTCAGACTTATACAGAACCTTGAGAGTGTAATCGGAAGTTTTACTAGTGTGTTTTAACTTCATTCCTACTCCGGTAACTTCATTTATCAGCAGAAGAAGAAAGGTGATTCTAGCACTTGCCGGATGTCCAGGGTACCTACCTCAGGCATATCCAAATCCGTCAAGTCCGCCCCAGCTGCTGCCGCCGCGCGAGTGATATCCCCAAGCAGGTCATGCTCTTCGTAGAGACGCACAAACTGCTCGCGGATGTGCCGGTGCATAGTATCAACATCGGCTGCATGTGTAGCTAGGGAGTCGTGAATCGGCACAATGTCCAGACCCTCGGCGGCACATAGAACCATCATCAAGTGCGTACTATCCAGGCTGTGCACAAAGTTCGGGGCAATCCCCGAGGCTGCCTTGCGCTTGTTGCAGGTCTTGAAATCCCGATTATGCACGCGCATGATGGTGAGGTTCATACAGTCAATGCGTACCCGCACTTCTTCACGCTGCGTGTAGCGGTTCATTACAAGCCCGCCTAGCGGCGTAGTCCACTGCAGGTGCTGGCTTGCTGGTACACGTCTAGCGAGGTTCTGCAAGTACCCCATAACTGTTGCCGCAGCTGGGTTTGCCTCCTCAATAGCGGTACGCATACGCGGTGCCAGGTAGCACGACAGGTTCCATAGACTATGTGTATCCGTTCCTTCGTACCCCTCTTCACAGGCACCTGCAAAGATATAATCACTACAGCTACGCACCGTAGCGCTGTAGAAGTAAGTCATACTGGGGCGTTTGGTCATGCTGCGGGTGATTTCGTTCTCTCTCCAGTACGTGCTCTGGATAACGAAATCCTCCTTGTCCAGGTCCAGTATCACCTTCTCGTCCGTACGGCGCTTCACGTCCATGTACAGGTCCGCTTTCTTATCGTTACCCTCCCAGTACAGGTTCGTCAGACGACCGCCCACAGGGTCTCTCAGAAGCGCTGAGAGATGTTGTCCACCTGAGTTTGTAGCGTCCATAGCCACTGGGATTCGGCTAATATACTCTTCTGGGCATCCAGAACGCACAGCATTAACCAGGTCGATAGCGGCGGCCAGAAAACACCAGGGACTGTCTGCCTCGGCAAAAGCAGGGCAATCAAACGGTGAAACCACAAGCTCTCCGAGCGCTGCAAAGTTCGCATCAACCCAAGCTGCGCGGTCTTCGAATAAGGTTTTGTCATAACCAAAGCATGTGGCGACGTGTACCTTGAGCCAGAATAGTCCCCGCTCACCCAGAGGTTTTCCTCTGCCAAACTCAAGAAGGGCTTTCTGCAAATCCGAACCTTGGGGGTGCAGCGAGGACTTGAAGTACAGGCGGTAACGCCAGTCCACACAAGTCGGGAAGTACAAGGCTTTCTCATCTTTGAATTCCTCCGCCATTTCCAACGTAGTCAGAAGGCTGCGTAGTTGCGATACACGCTTACGGTCAGCGCTATACCATAGAGACATGCGCGTCTTCCACTCACCGAATCGGTCAAGCTCTTCCTCGGTGTAGTTCTCTTTCGGAACCCCGTCCAGATACCACTCCGGTTTCGGCTCTGGTACTGAGCGAGGCATACCTATCCCAACACCCAGGGCCCGTGCTTCTTGCACCAGTTCCAGTATGCGCGTATTAATGCGGTATGGGGTTTCCTGTGCCTTATTAAGCGCCTTCTTGATTCCGTCCGCGGACTTAAATGCTTCCGCTACTTCACGGAGACGCGCGCGGTCGATGTGAGAATTATGATAGGTACCGCGATTGTCGATAGGGGTAAGGTACCCACCATCCCACAGAGTAGTGTGCCGCACCGGCGGTACCAGCATAGGCGGCTTCATCGTCACAGTGTCGGCAGATTCCACTAACTGCTGGAATGCTTCCATAACGTTGTCTGCGGGGTATAGCATGCTCAGATTACCGCTACAGTTCTTCCACTGGAACAGACCCGTCTCGAACACTGCTGCACACAGCAGACGCCCTACGGAGATGTTCTGGGCGTTAGTCCACGGCTCGTGCCCATAGTGCACGTTCTCAGCGCTGGCCCGCAGCGTACGCAGGATGTGCGTAGGGGACTTCGTACGACGCTCTGTGAGGTACTCGTATACACGGTCCATGTACGCCGGGGCTACGTTGCGTAACTGCAGTGCCAGCAGCTCCGATTGTACGTTCCGGCCCAGTGCGGACATTACCGCCTGTGCAGTCTGGCGGCGACTAGCGGACTCGCCGGGGGCGACGCTGAATGCCTCAAACATTGTGCACAGGCTCAGGGTGGTCAGGACATCCAAGGGGACTAAGCGCAAGAACCGGCGGTACTTCCCACCAATGCCCGGGGCTTTGACATTTCGCATCTCATCGATAGCGGCAGCAGCCACCTCATATGCCGAGGTGAGCATACGCTGCGTCATCGGCAGGTTCATAATCCCACCGTTCTGCAATGCGTCCGTAATCAGCTTACGTGCCCGCTCGATTCCGCGAATCTTATAGGCCTCTTCAAGCTCCAGCTGGCGTTCCACCAGTGCTTCCTCTGGTACTACAACCGTATTCAGTGCGTGAATCATAGACGCTTAATCTCCCCGGTTATGCCCTTATAGGTTCCTGCTAATCCAGAGATTGTACATCTCCAGGTAGTCTTTAGCGGAGCTTTCGTCGCCCCGTTCTACTGCTTTCTGCCACATCCTGTGGCACCATGCGCTAGGGCTCTCCACTCCTGCTCCTCATAAGTTTTAATTCTGTGACAGTTGGCACAGAGCACATCACACTCCCTAATCTCCGCGCTTAAACGACAGTCCCGTTTTAGAATTTATTCGCTTCAATTAACCACCCTAAGTAAACTTGTGCTTTATGTAAATCCTCCAATGGGGCAACCTTTTTCTCGTAACGCCACAAGTATTTTTGGACGTTCCCCTTTAGGTACCCCTCGAATGCTTCCGATGACATACTAGCTTTTATTGCGTCAATGCACTCTACACCACCGCCTGCATAGTGCTGAGGGGAATTTACTGCGTCACTCATTTAATAGTCTCCCGTGCTTTGCGTCGTGCCCGGGCCTTGCGGGCCTTGAGCTTCTGTGCCTGCGCCAATTCTTCCGGACTGCGGTGCGTGTAATAAAGCAAATCGTACGGCTCTTTACGGAGGTACGCCACCATGTTCTCCAAGAACTGCAGTATCCCCTCCTTGTCCTGCATACCGTAACCAGCCCACCTGGCTACGGCATTATACACTTTACCCTCTGCGCCGTTCGCGCCGCGTGATAGCACACCGCGGATATGCCCTGTTAGGTGGTCATGGTCGAGCACCATGCTGCTGGCACTTCCCCTGGTGGCTGTGGGGTCTATAGGGCGCTTGGTTAGGGCGCACAACCCGCCCTGCTCTTTCAGTATCTTCAAGGATACTGCCCGGACCTGGCCCCGTGTTATACGGCGTGCTACCATACCTGAATCTCCCCAATTACATCCAGCATAGCATTGTCGTGAATGATAGAATCCAAATGCTCAACCGTTCTTCGATGTGTTTTGGGTGCTCGTTCACGCAGCGCATCCAGAATAGTTTCAAGTTCATCATGTTTCCCCTCGTAGTATAACTCAATCGCCCGCAGGCTCATTTCCTTCGCAGACATCTTCGCCATTGTCTGGGTGCTCCTGTATCCACTGTATGTGCTGTTTATGGTACTCGTGCAGCGACTGCACCCAGTCACGTAGACTGGGAGTAGTCAACAGTGACATCAGATACTGGTATGCAGAATCTGACGGGGAGCGCCGCAGGAATAGGCATTCTGCCTCTGCGAGTACATCTTGGTTGTTTCGAGCATAGGCCGCTACAACGAATTCTGCGGCGTCCTGCTCTGAGGTAATAGGGTAGATAGCATCAAAGGCCGTTCGCTTCCCACAGAGCTTCCCATCAAGCAATGTGATGCCTTTGACGTTATCTGCGTCATCTCCTGCTAGCATTTGCCACCAGAAGAACTTAGTGCCGTGTGCTCGCACCGGCATAGCCTGGGTATCGTCCCACTTAATCCAACCGAATGGATTATCCAAGGCGGGCCACACGGTTCCGGTCGGGATATCGAACCGAGCCATAGGGCTGAGCCAGGAGTCCTTGTCCTGGGACATAAGGATTCCCCGGTCCCCGAAGCTGTACGAATCCATTATGAACAGGTCATCGGCCTCGAAGTAGTCACTGCTGACTATCTGTATACCCTGCTCATAATACTGGTCTGGATTCTCAATCAGGTGCCGCTTCAACGGCGCTTTAAGTGGTAGCTCCTGGCGGTTAGCGCGCTGTCCCTGGTAGGGCTTGGCCGTAGGCAGGTGCCAGCGCAGGCACTTAGCACAGCCAGCAGGTGTCAGATACGCCACTGCCTCGGAGCAGCCGACTAGGAACATGTCCTCCAGCACCAGCTGATAGAAGCGACGTATCGCGGTGTCCAGACGTTTCACCGTAGCGGCGGCTTTGTACACGCAAAAGTCCGCATCATACAGCAGAATCTTCCCAGAGTTCTGCGGAGCTAACTGCGCATCAAGCTGGGACAAGTCAACCCCGTTGATAATCATCAGACCCCCGTAATGTCACGGGCCTTCCTATCAGCCCACGCAGCCCAGCGTTCTGCCCACTTTGCCTTGCTCAGCTTATCGCCAAGGTAGCACAGCCCCGCCAGTGGGAGCAGGGGAAACATTAACGCTATAAAAATTGCGCGAGATACGTACAACATACTCAAGCCCCCAACTCGGACAGCACCAGTACGGTGCCGAGCATGTCCCCGATTACTTCCGGAGTACGTAGACTCTGGTCTGCATCGTAAATACAGGAACCAATCTCCGCCAGACCAATACTTAGGGTACCTACAATGCGGATAAGCACTAGGTCGTCACCCCGTAACTTATCGGCATGTGCCGCCAGGTCGTTGTGCTCTTTGAAGGCGGTAGCGGCCAGCTCCAGGTCCATGCCATACAAGGCCGCCAATTTGTCTAGAGCGTCGTATACGGCGCCTAGCTGGTCGCCGTTGTCGAAACCCTGAACGGCACTACAGTTCACGTAACCTACAGCCAGAACCAGTTTCTTGTATGCGTCTAGTACTTTGTCCATTATTCGAACCCTTTCAGTTTGTGTTTTGAAATGAAATTGTGGGCTTTGGTCTCAGTGGCCGTAGCCTCTGCACCCAGGGCGTATGCGCGGCGTCGGGACTTGGCGCACTGGCGATTCAAGTGATAACGCTGCGCACTAATCTCGGGACCCAGAAGGCTTGCCCTGTGTGCGTGTGAGTTAGCCGCCCAGCGCCAGTCGTCTGCTCGTTTCTGCAAGCGCTGTGCATGCAGAAGCAGAAACACAGCATATTGCTCTTTGACCCACGTAATGATGTTCATAGGCTTCCTCTAAGGCCCCTGGCGGGGCCGTATTAGTTTAGGTTAGGGTTGATTAGGCTTGAGGCGCAGCGGGCGCTACTGGCGCCACAGGAGCTACAGGGGCCGCAGGAGCCACTGGAGCCACTGGGGCAGCTGGGGCTGCCGGTGCTTGCGGTGCAGCGGGAGCCGCCGGTGCAGAAGGAGCAGCAGGTGCCTGCATGGCTGCCGGACTCGGAACAGAGCCAGCGTTCAGTAGAATATCCAGAGCACTGCCTGGGAAGTCCCCGGCCTTATACATATCCTCCTGAATCCAGTTCTTGCTCTTACCGTCGTCCTTGGTCCCCTCAATATATAAGCTATCCCAGGTTTCCTTGGTCGGGTTGTTCCACAGGAACAGCTTAATCTCGGAAGCATCCAGAGCCGGCATCTTGATAGGCTCACCAGTGTTCGGGTCGAATTTCGGAATCGGGCGGATACCGGACAGGTCCACGATGTTAGACTTCTTGCCCGCAGCACTGGTGTGCTCATCAATCGGGAAGGTGAAGGCCTGCCCCAGACGCTGTGCTGCATGCTTAATGCTATTGTCGTAGTTGAGCTTGTCGAAGAACTTCTTGAAGCCTGCTCGCTCAAAGTTACTGATAGCCATCGGGTACGGGCGGATACGCTTCACTTCGCCATTAGGGCCGAACACTACAATGCCGATGCGTACGTTAGCCACTGCAGGCTTACCGGTAGGCTTACCACCCTTGGTAGGCAGGCGCTTACCGATTTCCACGTACTCGGTGAAGTAGCCGTAGTACTCACCCTTCGGCAGCAGCACATCCTCGTACGCACCGCCCTGTGAGGTCTCCCGCATATCTACATCTTGGGTTTCGATTGCTGCGTCTACCAGAGCGTTCAGGGATGCCAGTACATTAGTAGTCATATAATTACGTCCTCGTTTAGTTTAAATGATATTTACGTGCAGATGCAGGGCTTACTGGGTTCGGCCAGTCCACCGGCCGTTTTCGGCGAGCAGCATGGGGATGATTTGTGGGCATCCATCTGTAATCACCATACACCCTAGAATCGGCTTGCTTCTTGACAACTTGCCGTAAGCAAATGCCAGACTCTTGTTGTCGATTAAACAACCGCAGTGCGCACCAAAGTACAAAGCAGTGCTACTCGCGGCATACTGTATATCTAACTTCCCGTGGAAGTGTCCAATTACCATGGACTTACGTTCATGAGCTGCGTTGAGCAGCAGGTCCCCGGATACTTGATGTTGGAATCGCACAATACCCAGTGGAGTATTCAAATCCCAAGCATCACCCCAACTCCACCCCGGTGCCCCGTGCTCTGGGAACAGGATGTCCCGGTACTTCTTAATGAACTGTACAGGGAGTCCGTGAGCCTTGGCTCTGCGGTAGACAAGAGAGCCGTGGTTAGAGTCGCACAGGAGCATGTTAGGGAACAGGTTGTGCAGCCTCTCCAGACCGAGCTTGGCCTTCTCTAATTCCACCCCGGCACTATCCAACTCCGGGCTGCTATCGTGAAAGCTAATGGCGTGCCCGTCTGTCTCGTCCCCTATCTGCACTACAATGTCTGGCCCGTACTCATCCCGGACAGTGCGTAAAAAGTCGTATGCATCCGGGTGTGTGTAAGGCTCGTGCAGGTCTCCAATAACCAGCACACGCCTGCAGGTTTCCGGTACAAACGTATCTCCAATGTCATCCGTTGGGGAGGGTTGGATTAGTTTTCGGGATTGCATCAGGGCATTGTTAGCCTTTGCCTTGCTGCCCTTGTTATCCATGAAGATGCTGCGCCAGTAGCGTACAAGTTGGCGGGATACGGGATATTTACCGCTCGTCATATCCGTATAGGCTGCAGCAGCCTCTGCGTTGTCTTTGTAATAACTCAGCACTTCCTCGTGCTGCTCTTTGGTGAATAGTTTTATTAGACTTACTTTGGCCAAGGTTGCCTCTCTTGTGTTGTTCCTACTCGTATCACATTAATTTGCTGAGAATCACAGAATCAAGCCAGAGTCAACAAATAATTTTATTTAATTATTTAGTTGACCCCAGTGTATTTCTATGCTACCCTAACACCCTACACCACCCAAGGGTCCACCTATCACTACTCCACGATAAGTTTATACTCCCCCGGGAAGAAGGTTACACCATCCCCCGGTCCACTTACTACTAGTCCAGGGTAACTTAGTTCTATCTCCCCAGTAACCGGGTCGAAGAACATCACTGTGTGTCTTGTACCTGGGGTGAAGTATGCTGCATACCGCGGGTCTATCGGCTCAGGCCCTAGGTCCATCAACTCCACAATACTGCCAGACTTTATACTCATTCTACCTTCTCCTTACTGTACATGCTCAGTCCCATCTCAGCCTCTGCTGGGAATGGAACCTCACCAATGATGCCGTAGTTAGGCCAGAGCTGGTGGATACGCTTAGGTGCGTCCTCCATGCACTGCTTAACCAGCAGGCTCGCCTCACGCCCAACCTCTGGGTTGGCACTGTCCAGGTACAACGCATCGTGCACGTTCGTAATCAGGCACACCTGATTGTCGAACCAATCACGGGCCAAAAATGCACGCAGAACCATACCGGCTGCTACGCACATTAAGAAGAAGGCTTCTCCTTGGCACCAGAAATTTGCCATCTCGGTTTCCTTGTAGTCCATTACCTTCTGCTTGCGCTGCCCGGGCACAACTTCCTTCCACTGCTCCTTCTGGCGGAAGCTATAGCGAGCACCAGCAGGGCTGGTCCACGTCCCGATGCGGTAGATTCGGTAGCTGCCGTCGTCGGCCTGCTCCCGGTACATGCGCCCCTCTGCACCAGTACGTTCTACCTCTTCCTTGACAACAGCGCGGAAGCCAATTGTTTGCGGGAACAGCTTCGCCTCGTTATCCAAGAAAGCCTGTGCAAATTCCACCGTACATCCGGTAGCAAACGCAATCCCCTTAGCCGTAGCGCCATATTGTGCCTTGGTGTTCGACGAGGGTCGCTAAGCCCCGCCCGTTCTCTTATGAACTGCTGCATGTCCCCATGCAGAACAGACTATATCATCACCCTGTTACCAGGGGCTATGCGCTTCGGACCGCTTGGCCCTACTCCTTTCGGATAGTCGTTACACGTTCCTCAAATGAGGCTTCGCTCGGGATTGTCTGTTCTAGAGTTTCCCCGAATTCACATAGTTTTACTTCGCCTAAATCAAGCGAAGCTAGGAGCCTTAATACCTGTACGCATTGCCTTCCAAAGCGGATGCAGCTCGTGCTTCTTGTTGTGGCAGCGTTCATATACTTCTTCATACGGCAGTTCCTCGCGGAAAGCTAGGCGATAACAGTGCATATCCGTACCTGCCTGCAGCAGCCCCAGAAGTTTACGGTCCCCCGTGTGCACGCAAGACATAACTACTTCCAGTGCTGAGTAGTCAACCTCAGTGATGCGTCCGCTCTCTCCGAATCTGGACGTGAACATTTGCTTTACTGCACTAGTTCCATCCCTAGGCAGGTTCTGCAGATTCGGTGACGATGCTGATAGTCGCCCGGTTACGGTGGCACAGGTATTAAGGCGGTGGTGTATGATGCCGGAACCATCGGGACGCTCCGGGATTACATACTGCAGCATCCCCTTCCGCTCTTTGACCTTACCTTCTGCGTCCAGGACCTCTCGCAAATAGTAAGTGCCGGTATCCTTCTCCAGCGCCGCCAGCTCGTTCACCAACTTACAGAACTCGAAACCTTGGCGAGCCAGCGCCTCCATTGCGTCTGTGCTAGTGCTGTACACAGGGGTGTCATCCTGCAGACTCCGCGCCTGCCTGAACTCGCCGCGCTCTGCGTACTTCTCCCGGATAACTTCCGGCAGCTCCTGGATGTTCACTAGACCTGGGCAGAAGTAAAGGTCATCCTCCCACTTAAGTTTCTCCTCCTCGGTATCAAGGCGGAATACTTTAGGCATCCCCTTGTTCTTACCCGCACGATATGTCACTACACGCCAGCACCCGCCTTCCGTTTGAAGTTCTTGCATGTGCGTGTCGTGTACAGGTATATAGGTGTGCGCACCCTCTGCGTCCTCGTACTTGTAGAAGTCTGCCTTAACGTACTGCGGAGGGTCGTATGGAACCTTCTTGCGGTACTTGATAGGCCCACCGTACACCAGTGCGGACATATGAAAGTCCGAGCCGAAGTTGAAATCCAGCGTATCCAGCAAGTCCTTCGGGATGTACTGCTGCAGCTCCTGCTTAATCTCACGGATGCGCTGCTCCTGCTCCTCCTGGTTCTTGCGTGCAATTGGCATGTTCACGAACAGGCCGAACCATTGACAATAGCTCCAAGCTAGTGCTGCCTCCATTCGTTCATAGACATACTGCATCTGATTGCGTTGGGCGAATAGGGTGCATTGTCCGTAGAAGCACAGCCCGGTATTTGGCACATCACCGTTGACGAGGTAATCGTGAAGTAGGTACGGATCAATTTCGGAAGTACGCTTCCCTTGCTCCCATAGTATCTTCACACCATCAACTTTGTGCTGACCACCCCATTTTGGGGCGGTCTCATCTAGCCCGGGATACATCTCCTGGAAATCTGAGGCTATGTACTGCCCGTGCTGCGTACAGTATACCCGGCCGCCACGCTTTAGGAAGTCCTCGAAATGTTTCCGCTGGTAGGATAAGAACCAGGACACCTCGAAGCTGCTGTTGTGCGCGACTATCATAGTGCAGTGTTCCGGTATGGAAAACCACCTGTGTGGACCTGCGTTGTCTTCTAGGAACTCGGCCTTGCTGTTGAAGCGGATACTGAATACGTCACCCATATGCAACTGCCCGGCGTCATCTACTGTGTCTATGCGATATGCGCTTTCTACAACGTAGTTGTCGGGACAGTACGGGGATGCCACGTTGCCGTAATACTCAAAGTTCTCGACCTCTAAATCCACTATCATAATCCGGTACATACTAAACCTCTAAATATCCTAGAGAATTGGCTGCTGCTATCCAGCGCGAACCGTTTACGGAAAGTACCTGCAGATGCAGCGTACGCCTTGATTACCCCGTCGTCTAGGTAGTTTGATGTCTGACGGTTTAAGCATAATCTCCTCCTGTGTACCTACATAGCGCCCTCGTAGAAGGCGCTAGGGAAGTCACCGGCTAATCTGGCCTTCGTCAAAGCGGCAACGACCCGGCTCGAATCCCACCTCGAATTGCAGGAGCGACTCTTTACCAGATAATGCCATCTTGTTCTTCGGAGTACTGATACCTCGGACGTTTTGCATGTGCGGCTGCTCGTTTCTGTCCAAGCACCCCATCATAATCGCCAAGTCCAAGGCGCCCTGTACACCAATCTTGCTCTGCTTCATAGCGGTGAGCGGCGGGAACAGCATGTTGTAACCTTCGAGTGAAAGCTGCATAGTCCCTACAATAGCGCAGTCATTCTCGCACCCAAGGATACGCAGCTCCTGCCAACGTGCTTCTAGGTTCTGGTGCTCGGTCTCCATAGTGCCGCCACGGATGTTCGCCACCATGTCGATGATGATTACCGCAGGGCGCATCTCCTCCATGAGCGTGGATATCTGCGCCATAGTCAAGGAGTGCGCAGCCTTAACACGAATCCGGTCAGCCCTGCCTACTTTCTTGAGGTAGGCTGGCACGAACTCTTGCTTACTGTGCCGGTCCTTAATCTCAGCCAGAGTCCAGTGCAGCGCCGCTTGATATACCCGCGGCACCGTGCGCGTCGCCGGACCCTCGTTAACCAGCCAGAGGATAGGGCGGTCCCCGTACACTTCCGGCTGCTGCTGCATTTGCTCAGCAAAATCCACGGCAATAGCAGCAAGCAGACTAGTTTTACCAGAGTCCACAGGAGCGGCCACTGCGATACAGTCCCCGCCACGTAAGCCTCGGATGTTGCTAGCGAGTTGCTCGAACACGCCCAGTTTGAGACCACCGCTCTCGTCAGTCGCGGCAAGTATTTCGTCAACACTTCCGCTCTCCCATTCAAGCAGCGACTCGTGTACCGCAGCACCGTCGCCGTATTTGCGCTGCAGGTGCTTCATCTCCAGGAGGTAATCAATCTCCTCTCCGTCTTGGTAGCGTTGCGTCAGCGCTGCTACCTCCCCGCTGTAGGCCAGCTCGTTCAGGGTCTGGACAATCCCCACCACAGAATCCTGCGGTACGGCTTGTACTCCTCGCATAAGCTCGTCCATGATTACCCGTTCTTCCCGGGATAAGTGCCCCGCCCGGAGGTTGAGCATGCTCTGCATCGCATCCCACTGCACCTCCTGGTGCTCCGGGTACGTGTTCCAGTACAGCCCCACCCAGTCCAGAAGGTTCGAAGTATCCGGAGCAAGCATCGACTTAGGAATCTGCTCTCGCAGGCGGTTCCATACCTTCTGCGTGCACATCGCACGCACAACTATCAGGTCCAATTAGAGCCTCCAAGTTTTAGCTTTCAATACATCGTGCACTGCTGACACACTTACACCAAGGCTAGCAGCTATGGCCGGTGCGCCGTGTTCCCTGCTGTACCGCCTGTAGGTCTTCCTGATATAGTCCACCTGCTGCGCTGTTAGCTTGGAGTACCCATTCTGCTCCCCTTTAGAAACTCCACGTCTAGCCCTACCCCGGGTAATGCAGTCGTGGACGTTATCCTTGACCGTACCCAATTCTAAATGCTCGGGATTAATACATCTAGGGTTATCACACTTGTAACGCACAACTAACCCGGCTATGCTCTCTGGGGATATATTGTGCGTCGTGCAATAAACCTTTCTATGCAGCGGTATCTTCCGCCCATTGAACGTGGTATTTCCGTAACCCTTTGGTCCTCCTTTCTGTTTATGCTCCTTACACGCTCCTAATACCATCTAATAGCTCCTGTATTGTTGCCCCTTTTGGGTCTCCGTCGTAGTAGATTTCGTGGCACGGCATAAAGGGACGTAGCGCGCGCCGTATCATGGCTGCGCCGGAGTGTCCCGCTTGGTCATTATCAAGGGACAGTATCACTGTCGGCTTGTTCTGTATCAGCCACGCCCTTAGCTGCACGGGCAAGCGAGTACCCAGCATAGCTATAGCCTGCACGTTCATTACAGAGTAGTTCGTAATCGCGTGCTGATATTTTATCGCTGATAGATAGTCCTCGGTGAGCACGACCTTTAGAGGTGCGGCCGCAGCTACAGCCGACGCTACGGCAGGTGCCGCGACAGCGAAAGCTATTGGCTGGCCGTACATTACCCACTTCGGTTGCTGCCGAGCATGCACTGCACGGCCCAGAGCAGCGCTTCCGACACGGAAGATTATCCGCTGTTTCTCTTTGCTCCATTCTGCATCCCCCACCATTTCAGGCATGATTCCCTTTGTGGTCAGGAATCCGTAAATAAAACTCTGCGTTTCCGCAGGCGCTTGGCTAATGCAAATTGCATCTGCAGGTGCAGAGGGCTGCACCCTCGGCTCTTCCTGTAACTGTATGCGCTGGTACTGCTTGTGCTCATTAACAGTCTTGTGACACCTAAAGCAATACATACTCCAAGCATCAGGTTTATTGTAGATTACTGCTGCGGGCGTCTTTCCGCAGCATCTGAATCTACTAGATTGCCCTATAGCTAGGCGCTTGCATGCTCTAAGCCACGGCTCGTCCATTACTTCTGCCCGCGCTTAACCGACATAGCCATTCGGCGAATGTCGTGTGCCAACTGCAGGGCTGAATCGGGGTCGATGTTAATCCCAATCTCAACCTTTGCCCGAGTACTTCCCTTCTTAGGAACTACCCCGATGTACATTAAACCTTCCCCATCCCCGTTATCCTTCTCAAGAACTAGGCGCTGGTCGTTTCCCGGGTCGCGCTTGGAGTTCATGTAGGCCACCTTGCCCGGGACAGGCGGCAGCTCGTCCCCCGGTTCTTGGTACAGCTCGAAGTTGATTGCGTACCAAGGATAGTAGTCCCTTCCACCGTCGGTAAAGTTGTCTAGCTGCAACCAGTGCCCGCCTGTACTTGCACCCGTGATTGTATAGTAATCAAAAACCCCTTGATGCCGTTCAAATATCCGGTTGTCTATGCGTGGTTTGCGAATAACCTTATCACCGACTTTAAACATCGACATAATCAACCCCCCACAATATTATCGTATCCGCCCCAGTCTTCTACGACTCGGGTGCCTAGTTCAATCAGCTCATCACGAAAGCCGTAATCGGAGAACACCATTATGTACTCCGCCGCCTTCGCTGGATTCTCCTGCACCCAGCTAACCAGTTGATGTTTAGATAGCTGTGACACTTCCCGGAACGCGGCCAGCAATTGCGGGTCCTCGTCCGGCGGCATGTCCCACGGCTGCCGTAAACTGACCGTTGATGCAGAGAGCCATTGGTCTGGCTCTACTACCTTCAGGTCCCGCTCAATAGGAAGGCGCGAGAACGTACCATCTTGCAGTACCCGCTCAAGCACTTGCCCCAGGATGTTCAGGTCCAGCACCTCATCCGGGGTGTGCTCGTGCATATACCCTACGCCGACGTTGGTGCACTCAGGGATAACACCAACGAACTCAGCAGAGTCAGTGTACACCCCCTTCTGCAAGTGCTGCCCCGTGCGTCCCAGGCGCTCTGCCAGGGTCTTGGCAAAGGTATCAGAGCAGCAACGCATATACCGTTGATGCGTGATAATGCCATCGCCGCGCCGGTCAAAGCTAATCATTGCCTTGACCCCAGTCCAAAACCCAGTGTCATCCTTGACCGATGCAGCGCTGCCCTCACAACCTACCTCTTCATCCACGAAGAAGCAGTAGCGTCCGTGCACACCCCGCCGCAGCATCTCCAGCATCAGGTAGATACCAGCACCGCAGTCCGCCCCCAAGCAGTCAGCCTGTTGCGGATTCTTTACGAACAGTACGCCCTTGTTAGTGCAGCCGACGTCCGGCGCGGCGCTGGTGGGGCGCGCTACCGTATCGAGGTGCGACGTAAACGCTACGTCGCTTTGCTCTGAGTCCCCCACCAGCACGAAGTAGTTCCCGTGCTTGTCCTTTACGTAGCGCATATCACTGCCGAGCGCCCATTCGAGCAGCGGCTCGAACCACTTGGTACTCGCCCAGCTAGGCCGGTGCGTTTGCAGTATCTGCAAGAGCAGCTGCATATCAATCCCGTGCGGATTCAAGAACATTAAGCTGCCTCCTCTACTTCTTCTTCGTCGTCGTTGCCTAGGTACTTCTCTCCCAAGCAATCAGCTGCATGCTCAGTGAGAATTAACCCGTGCACTGGGTGCTCTTCTGCGTGCTCAATAAGCACTTGCCGGTCCTGTGCAAACACCAGCTCTTCCCGGCCGTGCACTACACCCTCTACTGCGCAGTACTCAATGTCCTCGTCGTATACGTAAGCATCGTGGTAATCAGACCAGGTGCAGTTCCAGCGACTATACAGCCCTTCTCGGCCAACTGCATATACAAAGTCCCCCTCTTCGACGCAGCCATCACAGGCCACATCCCCATCTGCGGTTTCCTGCATGTCATCGACGGGGTAGCGCTCTTCGCAGCAGCAACACCGGGCAGTTTCTGTGTCCATGTAGATGTATCCGTCGGAATCCTGCGCCTCATAATCATAGTCATCACGAATTACAAAGGCGTCACTCCCTTCTTCATCTACGCCGCACTGGTTGCTGTCTAGATATGGCATCAGCACTGCACCAACGTTACTTGGGTGTGGTATACGCGCCAGCATTACCCCTTCGAGACACCCTGTGTTTCTGGTGTACCCATGCCCACGCAGGATTGCATCCGCAGCGTTGCCATAAGCTCGGACGTACTCGTTAGTTTCGGTGTTAACGATTGCTCGTGCCTGTACTTCGAAGTCGTCGCCGAACAGTTCCCCGGTGTACTGGATGAACAGGCGCAGCCCATTATCCGGCAGCCCGTGGCTGGTGGTGGCATACGTCCGCACAGGGCTCCACTCAAAGGGGTAGTCGCTCATGCAGCTACTTGGGCCGCTCTCATATGCGTCATACCATTCCTGCTCGGTCTTGCACAGGTACGTTGTAGGCTCCACGTTCATAGCCTTGAGGTCTTCGATAGCATCGCGGAAGTCTACGCCATTGCCGTAGTAGTTAGCGAGCCACTTACCTACGCGCATCTCCACGCAGCGGTACTCAGTAACCGCAGCGAAGTCCCTGTGCATGCGCGGCTGCCCCAGCATCACGATAGGCTCACCGTTGCGGAAACCAAAGCCCAAAGGCACAGCGAATCTAGACACTACGAAGCCGTGCAACTTCATGAGCAGAGCAGCGGCGTGCATGTCACGGATGTGGCTACCGTAATCATAGCCAGTATACTCCCGGCGCTGCTGCTCTTCTGGTGCAAGCATAATGCGCTCGAATAACTGCACGGCCTGCTTGTGCGCCTTGTAACCGGTGAATGCTTCGACGCTAGCAAGTACACGCTCAACCACTACATCTCCGTCCTCATAGAAGTCGCGGCGACGTTCCCAGAACTTGTTGTCGATAGTGATCCGCGCCGGGGCAAAGAGTTCGTAGAAATTTCCGGAATTATACAAGTCCACCCGTTGCAACGGCCCGGCAGCCTTGTAAATGTCACGATATTTCGGATGAAGTGCTCCGCCTATAGCGACCTCTAAGCCCGGGGTGTTTGCGCTGACTTTGAGGAGGCCCATAAGAGCCTGCAGTGCGCCCTCAGTGTGTGGGTGGTCATAACCTTGCATTTTCAAGTCCTGGAACGGGGTCCAGTAATCGCCGCTGGAATACATTGATTCTTTAATCGGCAGTGCGTTTGCACCTTCCGGTAACACTACTTTCCATTCGATAGGTGCTGTGTTAGTTTCTTGCATTTTCATTTGCTCCCGAGTTAATAGAACTTCGTCATGCACTAAGAGTTCAGCGTGCGTACCACGCGGCGAGTTGTCGCTGCTTGTAGTAGGCACGGACCGCGGCCCTAAATTGCGTAAAAGCTCCGCGGTATCCATTCCGCCGTAGTGCTGCAACCACATCGAATGCAATGTGCTCTTGCAGCTTCTGCGCGGCAGATTCTGTATACTCTCGATAGGTTGTGAGAACAGTGCCAATACCCGCTTTTCTAACTCGGAGTAATCGACGCTCAACTGGCATGATTTGCTTGAGTTCATTAGGAACCTCTTTGAATGTTTCCCAAGTGCAACCGCACTTGCCCTGCGTTTCCAGCAGACTCCACATGAAAACAGCAGCTTCGTCTACTGTGAGCATACGCTGTCCTTGAACACTACATTGCGGGCCACTAGTACGCTGCTGCTTAGCGCTATCACCCCGCCAACTGTGTGACTGGAAGTCAACCACTTATTGCCCTTCTCAGCATAGAATTCTGCGCTGGCGTGCAGCCCACTGCACAGCGGCACTCGGTACAGCAACCCGCTTGGCCGCTTGTATACATCATACATACTTTGCTTGCTCATACAACACCCCGCACATTAAACCGGACGCAGTAGCCGCGCAGGGTCATACCCAGGCGCTGTGCTTGCTCAGCATAATGCTGGCGCAGTGCTGCCTTAGCGCTGTACTCTCGCGCCAGCCCGTCGATTGTTGGTTGCTGCTTACGCATAAGCAGCGTCTCAGGATTCTTTCCGCGCATACTCTACCTCAAATATCGTTGTTGCTCTTACCGTCCACCGCGAGAGTCACGGCGGCGTCCGGGTACTGCTCCTGCACCGCCGCAAGGATGCTATAGGCTGTAATTAGTAAACTCTTCACTTCTTGCTAACGAACAGGATAATGAACAGTAATCGAAGAATCGGGCCGACAAGAAAGAATGCGCCAACTACTGCTAAGAATGTCATCATACTAACCCCCTAATTGTGAATTTACAGTGTACCAGCCCTTGGGCTCTTTGCTGCTACCCTTAGTCTTGGTCTTGCCACGCACCGTGGTGCTGAACGTGGCGGATTGCTTGGTCTGCGTATACCCTGCACGGTTCAGGGCGTCCCGGCGCTTTCTCAACTCGGAGCCTGATAACTTCTCAAGTCCCTCAAATTGTTGTTTCAATTTATCTCTGTACTTCATGTTCCCGCCTTTATGTGCCCTTTCAGTCCGGCAATCTCGGTGCGCATACTAACTAACGCCGTTACCTGATTAGGGGTGAGACTCTGCAACGCAGAGAAGTGTTCTAATGTACTTTCCAGTACCGAAATGCGCCTCCTCCACGCGGCTGCGTTTTGTCTGCGCCACCTATATTCAGCATCTATCAGCCTACTCATGCTTAGCTCCTGTATAACACTCAGCTAAGCACGGTTGCTTAGGTCAGTGTTATTGGTTGGCGGGTTACTGATTCTAGTCAGCACCTGTACAACCGCGTTGATTCAGCCTCTTCGTGGTTTCCCCCCGGCTCCCCAGTCGCGCTGGGCTTGATGATTTCGTTTTCAGGGCACAATCATCTAAGCGCACCCGCTGTTTGTCGTCTCAGCCCTTGACGTTGCATCTTCACTACTACTGATTATCTAGGTTGTGGTGGTCACTGCGCCGTCAAGGCACTGCACCTCCCCGCAAACCAGCTTACTACTTACTTCGGGATTCAATCTAGCTTATGTTCTTCGCGGTGTCAACTCTATTTATCGAGTGTCTAACCCTTCACACTATCTAGCTTTAATCCGGCTGAATCTCCCGACTCTGCCCCGGTTAGCCCAGCTAGTCGCTAGTGCCTCCCGGTGATTGAACTATAGCTGCATTGAACCAAAAGAAGCAAGTACTTTTTGCAAATATTTATCTCTAAGAGCAAAAAGGGTAAGCAGGGCAAATACTTAGGGCCATACTCAACCAATCTAGGGATAGCTCTAGGGATAGCACTGTGCTGGCACTAGCTGTAGCCACTGCTAGCCAATACCGCCTAGTACGAACCAATACTACCTAACACTATATAATACTACATGGAGCAGAACGCAGTGTCCGTACGCAGTGTAAGGACACGGAGTGATGCGGTGACTATGTAGGTATGTCAGCCTACTGCGTAGGCACAGGGACATACTAGTGAGTACCTAGTGAGTGCATAGTGAGTAGTAGTGTATATAGTGTCCCTAAACCCCTCCTACTCCGGTAACTTCATTTTGTATTAGCTTTCGAATGAAAGTAAGAGCAAAGGGATAGCATTGGGATAGCGCTGGAGTGTGGAAGTGCGCCCTAGTGGGGAGCGCGCAGCGTAGCACAGAATCGGCACAATGTAAAGCACTAAGGATAGCCTGTGGATAGCCTAGTGCATACTAGGGATAGCGCTAGGGATAGCACTACAGCGCACTAGGCAGGCCCACTACTGGCCCCACTAGGCAGGCACTAGGCAGGCCCGCTGGGCACGTACTATGGCCCCGCAAAATAAGCAAGGGGCACGCCCTTAGGCTGGCACGCCG